CATGCGGTAAACCCGCTTGGTCTTCTTCAGCGCCGGGATCAGCTTGATCGAAATTGCTTCGTCAAAGTCCTCTCGTTCGGGGCGGAATACCTGTGCCTCGGCTACCGTGTAGGACGCGTAGGCGGTGGCGAAGTTATAATCCGAGGACGCACCGACGAAGATCGGCGGTAGACGGAAGGATCGACGGACGCGCTGTTCGCACTTGTCGTCGTATTTCTCAAACATGCTGTCGTTCTGGCGTTCGGTGCCGAAGCGCTCGACCGTGACCCTGACGTTGCCGGGATTGTCCAGTGACCCGCCATTTGGTTCTGCCTCCACGACCATCAAGCGCTGCTTCTTGGCAGCCTTGACGAACATCATGCTCTCCAGTGCCTGCCGTGTCTTGGCCGCGAGGGTGCCGCCCTGCAGGACGATCAGCGCCGGGGGAATACCGCCATTGTCGAAGAAGTCCATGTTGAACTCTTCCGCCTTGCGGGAGCCGAGCACCGAGGGGAGCTGGGTGATCCAGCGCGGCACGCCGTAGGGCGAGGTCGCGTCAGGGATATCAACGAAGTGCATGATCTCTGTGGCGCGGTCAGAGAGGGCGACGGGGTTGGCCGCGTCTTCCCACTTGCCAGTGGTCTTGCTCAGGTGGCGGGTCGCCCCGAATTCACGGAAGTAGATGACCTGCCCGCCCATGTTGGTGATCTGGGCAAAGCGCCGTTCGCGGATATAGGAGGTGACGGGGACGTCTTCGCCCCAGCGCTTGTAGGTCTTGGTGACCGGGATCGGATCGTCCAGTGCCACGATGCGCATGGTCTTGGCATCGACGTGGCGCATGAAGGTGATCTCCGACATCAGGTTGCGGATGATCTCGAAATAGCCGTTGCCCACGGTGTGGCGGTCGCGGCGGACCTTCTTGCGCAGGAGCTGGAAGCTCTCACCCGGCCAGACCTCTCCGAAGAAGTCCCACAGTTCCTTCAGCTCAGGATCGTTGTCGGCGTCATCCGGCTTGGCGTCGTCGGCCATCAGCGTGTAGCCGGTGCCGTCGATGTTGGTGACGTAGGCGTCGATGCACGGCAGCAGGGCGTTGTTCTCCGTGGTCAAGCGCCAGAGCTGGTCCTGATTGTACGGCGGTTTGATGATCGCATACTGCTGGCCGGCCGAGCCGCCGATGTAATAGTTCTTGAACTGGTCCTCGGTCTCCTTGGCATTCGAGGAGGCCTCGAAGCCTGCCAGCTTCAGCAGGGTGTCCATCTCGGGCATGGCGATCGACACCGAATAGCCCTTGCGGCCGTCGTCGTTCTTCACCAGCTCGCGGGTTATCGGCAGCGCCGCGTCGATCTCTTTCTTGCTCACTTTTTTGGTCACGGTGCGCCCTTTCTCAAGCCGCGAGTTTAAACTTAGACATATCAGCCATGTTCGGCCCGAATTCTGCATCGACCGGGAAGGACAGTTGTGGGTTCCAGCCCAGCTCCTTGACGGGGAGCGTGGACATCAGTTCCATGACCTGTGGCATCAGTTCCTGAACCTTGTCTTCCCGCATGTAGCCTACCAGCGCGTCGTGCACCATCCCGATCGACCGGACATCGTCGGGGTGGAAGTTAGCTTCGATCAGGGCGATTGACCAGAGCATCAAGTCGGAAAGCGTGGATTGGATGGGCGAGTTGATCGCCTGACGCTCCGCCCGTGCCCTGACCTCTTGGTCCCAAGACTTGATCATCGGCAGGTGGCGGATGCGGCCGAGCGGGCTCTCGACGTACTGGTGGATCTTGGCGAACTTCTTGTATTCGTCGTGGTAATGTACCAGCCCCGGGTAGAGCTGGAAGAACGCCTCGCGGATCTGCATCGCTTCCTTGTCGGAGAGCACGAGGTTGTACTGCGCCCACGCCATCGCTTGGAAGCCCTGCCAGCCCATGCCGTAGAGCAGTCCGAAGTTCGCCGGCTTGGCCTTGCCGCGCAGGTCATCGAACATCTGTGCCTTGGCCTTTTCGTGGTGGTCCTTCCACGACAGGAACTCGTTGAACTCGACGCCGGCCAGCTTGGCCCCGGTAACGGCGTGCAGGTCAAGGCCCTGCTCGTAGGCATTGATCATCGTCGTCTCGTTGGCGACGCAGGCAACGATGCGCAACTCCCCTTGCGAGAAGTCGATGTTGAACATCACGTAGCCGGGCGGGGCGATGAAGCAACGGCGGATCTTCTTGGCCCAGATGGTCTTTTTCGGCACCGTCTGGAATGCCGGGTCCTTGGCCGACAGTCTCCCGGTGACCGTGCCGCTCTCGTCGCCCTCGTCGTCCTGATACGCCCCCTTGTAGAGCATGTAGGTCGGGTGGAACTTGTTGTCGGGGGTCAGGTGCTTGAGGAAGCCGATGACGAAGGTCGAGCGGGTCTTGCTGGCCGATCCCATCTCCTGCAACGACTTGACCATCGTCGCCGCTTCCGGGCTTTCGATGATGAACTGCTTCAGGTGGCTCATCGCCATCGACGGCTGTTCGGTCTTGCCGGTCAGCATCTTCGGCTTCAGGTCGAGGCCCTGTGGCGAAAAGAAGAAGTCCTTGAGGATCGACGGCAGCATCGGGTCCTTGCCTTGGGCAAGCTGATCCTCAATGCGGTCCTTGTACTTGTATCTGAGTTTGCCGGGCAGCAGCTCGATACACCGTTGCTCGGCCCCGGCGATCGTCGTGTTCAGCTCGTCGTGCAGTTTGGCGTAGGCGTCGGTGTCGATGTGAATACCACGGTGTTCGATCATTTCGAAGGCACGGGCGGCGGGGTGCAGGATGGTGATGTAGAACCGGGCCAAGGCCGGTTGGTTCAGCAGGTCATCGCGCAGTTGGTCGGCCACCCGGTGCGCCGCATCAACGTCACCGGCCGCGTACGGCAGCAGATCCTCGGGCGGGATGTTCTCCATGTGCGACTTGTCGTGGAGGCTGTTCAGTTCATCGTCGTAGCCGCCGAGATCCGGGACCATCACCTTGGTGTGGACGTTCAGCGAGTTCGAGCGGTTCTCGTCCAGCATCGAGCCGACGAGGGCATTATCGAATTTGAAGTTCTCCGCGCGGAAGCCCCACTTCTCGTACATCCACAGATTATCGTACTTGAGGTTGGAGCCGCGCATCTTGACCTGATCGGTCTGGCAGAGCCACTTGATCTGATCGAGGACGGTGTGCAGTTGCGTGAGATTGCCGTGGGCGTCCATCACCTTGAAATGATCAGGCTGTTCGATCGGGCATGGGTCGAAGTTGTCGCCCAGATACAACACCTCCCCGAAACCGGAGCGGTCGGTGAAGGCGATCGAGATGATGTCCCTGTCTTCATGGAAGGGCGACAGCCCCATGGTTTCCAGATCGAGGGTCACGTCGGAAGCAGCGCCCTCCTTCATGAAGCTGACCATGACGCGGTTGATCAGGTCGGAGAAGTTCTCGACCCATTTGTATTTGCCCAGCTTCGGCTGCAGCGAACCGGTCTCCATGTAGCGTGCAATAAGTTGCACGTCCCATTGCATCAGCGGTTTGTTGCCGACGTCGGAGGCGCAGGAGTTCGGGTCGAAGCTGATGAAGATGTGGCCCCCGCTTGCTATGGGCCACGGGGTCTCGCGCAGCTTCAGCAGTCCGAGGTTCTTCGGCAGCAGTCCTTCCGATTGCAGCATCTTCATCGGCTTGCTGCCGCACGCAAGAAGAACCTGCCCCGGTTGTGGAACTGGGACAGGCTCGGAAGGATCAAAGGTCAGGAACTGGTGGCTCAGCCACGGTTTATCCTTGAAGCAGCTTCCGAAGATTGTTGTCAACGTTGCCGCGTTCGCGGAGGTCCATATAAGCAGCTTCGGGTAGTTCTGCCCACTGTTTTCGATCATTACTCCAAAATCCCTGCTTAGTATTTCCGTCAAAAAGGGGAAGAAAATCGGGAAGGGGTTTCGGTTCGTCCCCATCCTTTAAAGCACTCTGTAGAGGCTCTGTGGGGTTTCCAGAGGATATCCAAAGGATGGTAAAGTTTCGGATATGATCAGATGCCAGCACGAGCAAGTATAGGTGAAGGACCCCACCAATGTGGATGTCCAATGCTGCGTATTCCTTACCGACGATGCCGTCAACGCGCTTGGGCTGGTAGCTGATCGGGAACCCCCTGATATCCAAGGTTTTCTGACCCGGAACGCCCTCCAGCCGGTGGCCGTCGATGCGCATGGCCATGCCGGTGATGTCGGCCAGATGGTAAAGGTTGGCGGTGCCGAGCTGGTAGAGAGGCTTGTACTTCTCCGGCTTCGGTTCCTTGACCTTCTTGGCCCCTAGCGATGCAGCCATTTCTGTTCTCCTTTCGTGTTCACGCTGACCGACATTTCGCCCATGTACGTGCCGAAATAAGTCTTGGCGAACCGGACGAAGAACGACCCGTCGTTCTGGACGATGACGTCAGCGACCGTGGCCTTGACCAGTTCTTTGGAGACCTTGGGGAGCAGCGGGGCGAGGTTCGCCACCTGCCCGACCTTTATAGCCCGAAGGATTTCGGTTGAGAACATTTCTTGAGCCTTTCGATACTCGGGATCGGGGAATTGAATTTGTACATCGTCGCCCCGATCATCGAGAGCAGGGTCCGCTGCATCAGTGACAGGTTGTTCTCGCCCTCGAAGCCGATATGGCAGGAGGCGTAGCCTGTCTTCATTTCGATGCCGGCCATGGACAGCCACTTGGCGGCGTCACCCTGCAGGTCTGGTCCCTCGAAGCGGATCGCCAGTGCATGCGGTGACCACCGGGCTCCCACCTTCAGGCCGGGTCCGATCGCCACGGCGTAGTAGGGGTTCTGCGTCCCCTTGGTCTCTTGATACATGAACTTGGCGAGGGCCAGCTTCGGCGGTACTGCCGGCAGGGCTCCCCCGGCTTCGCTGACATCCTTGACGCTTTCGAAGGCCGTCTTCGGGGTGACGGTAACGGGTTCCGCCGTGGGTTCGATGGTCGCGGTCTTGGCCTTCTCGGCCAGTTGCGCCTTGAGTTTGTCGATGCTTAACGGTGTCATCTCATCACCTGTAGGAGAGGGTGTTTCCATATAAGATAGCGGATCATAGGGGGCAGTCGGGATCAAGGTCGCGCCTACAGATTTTCCGAAGCCACCCCACGGCGCATTCAGCATCTGGTCCAGCATCTCTTGATTGGGGCTGTGGTGGAGGGTGCCAG